CAATTGCTTTGACAACCGTATATGAATTGACATTGCTGCCTGCGCGATACCTGCTGGAAGCACATATATTAAGGTAATCAACGAAAACAATATCAGGCTTAAATGACTTCTTAAGTGCGAGTTCATTAAGCAATGCCCTAAAGTGTCCAGCATGTGCTGATGCCGTGGGGTACTCTTTAATTATAAGAGTGCCCTGTGTCTTTTGAGCAACGTTGTTGACCTTCGTCTCAAACATCTGCTTGGGAAGATCAGCAATGTCCTGAATGTTTACGTTCAGAAGATTTGCGTCAATACGTTCCGCAATCTTCTCTTCAGCCATCTCCATAGTAATATAGAGTACGTTTTTACCTGAAAGTAAAACAGAAGAAGCCATATGACACATAAACAAAGACTTACCGACACCAGTGCCAGCAAGAGCAATATTGAGTGTTTTATTAGGAAGACCACCTTTTGTGATCTTGTTAAAGAATTCAAGGTCGAACGGAATCCTGGACTCTTTTCTATTATATGACTCATACCTTTCTTCGTAGTCTTCTAAGTAATCGTGTCCTACATGATTATCAAAAGACACAGCAAGTGCTTCTGACAAGATTGACGGGATAGCATCAGGTGATTTCTTCTCATCATTTCCATCAGCAATGCCAATTGACTGAAGTAGTGCCAGGTATATAGCACGATCTCGACACCACTTCTCTGTGGTATCCATCAACCATTCTTGCTCAACAGGATCACTGTCAAGATAACTGATGATCTTAGAGATTTCCTTAAAGGTCTGTTCATTAATATCACTACGCTTCTCAATCTCAATGTTCAGAATCTCTTTGGTAGGAATCTGATTGTATTGAGTCACAAAGGAATGAATCTCTTCATATACAATCTTCTGATTGGCATCCTCAAAGTATTCACCCTTGATAAAAGGAACAACCTTTCTCCAATACTCTTCATTGTGAAGGAGGTTTCTCAGAATCAAAAATTCAATCTTGTCCATTCTAATTTCCTTACCTACTCCAAAGACAATACG